AGTGTTGAACTAGGTTAAGTTGTTAGAATAAAAGTTTTGGGACGGGGTTTTGCCTTGTCCCGATTTTTTTGCTTTTTATAGGAAAAAGCCATACAAGTATGAACAATCTGTAAACAAAATAATGTTTTTGGCTGTTTGTTGCACACATCACGCGACAAACGGCATTTTTTTGCCTATTGGTGAAAGGCAGTTTTAAAGCTTTTAGCAAATTGAATATTTTTAAATTTGATTTGTTTATTTTTAAAAGGAGGAAAATCATTGAACGGCTTATCTCAAAAGGAGCAACTTTTTTGCACAATTTATAGCAAAACACGAAATGGCAAGGAGGCAGCGGCAAGAGCAGGGTACACGCTTTTTTTAGAAAAGACGGCAGAAAAATTGCTGTCGAACTCTAAAATTCAAGCAGAAGTTGGACGACTTGATAAAGAAAAGTATGCAACAAACGCAGAAGTTTGTGCGGGACTTCGAAGGCTTGCTTTTGGCTCTGGAAATGATGCAATAAAACTTTTATACAAGCTTGATGAAATGGATGACGAACAGATAAATTCGCTTGACTTATTTAATGTTTCGGATATTAAAAAACCAAAAACAGGTGGTATAGAGATAAAGTTTTTTGACCGGCAAAAGGCACTCGAAAAACTATTTGTAATTTGCTGTGAACAAGATGATAGGGAGGTTATGCCGTTTTATGAAGCGCTCGAAAAAAGTGCAAAGGCATTATCAATAGTTGAAAAGGAAGATGATATTGAGTAAAACACAGTTTGTTCCATTTTCACAAAAGCAGTTATCTGTTTTGACTTGGTGGTGCGACCAAAGTCCACATAAAAATAAGGACGCAATAATTTGTGACGGTGCTGTAAGGAGTGGAAAAACTCTTTGTATGTCAATATCTTTTGTTTTATGGGCTTTTTATCGCTTTGAGGACACTTCTTTTGCAATTTGTGGAAAGACAATAGCATCACTTAAACGAAATGTTGTTACACCGATTTTGCCACAGCTCAGGGAACTTGGGTTTGTGTGTGAACACAAGGTTTCAAAAAATGTTATTGAGATTTCTAAAAATGGGCGAACAAACAGATTTTATATCTTTGGGGGAAAGGATGAGTCAAGTGCCTCTTTAATTCAAGGAATGACGCTAGGCGGAGTTTTGCTTGATGAGGTGGCTTTGATGCCTCGGTCTTTTGTTGAACAGGCTCTTGCTAGATGCTCTCTTGAGGGTTCTAAATTTTGGTTTAACTGCAATCCTGAAAATCCTCACCACTGGTTTTTTGACGAATGGATTAAAAAAGCAAAGCACAAAAACTGCCTTTATCTTCATTTTTTAATGGAGGACAATCCGTCGCTTTCTAAAGAGATTATAAGTAGATACAAATCTCTTTACAGTGGTGCTTTTTATGAACGATTTGTGCTTGGCAAGTGGGTGGCGGCACAGGGGCTTGTTTATCCATTTTTTAGTAGTGCAAATATTGCAAAGCCTCCAACGAAGGTTTGTGAGGAATATTATATTTCTTGCGACTATGGAACGGTGAATCCTGCGTCTTTTGGACTTTGGGGTAGGCATGACGATGTTTGGTACAGGCTGCGAGAATATTATTTTAACTCAAGAGAAATGGGCGAGCAAAAAACAGACGAAGAATATTATATTGAGCTTGAAAATCTGGCGGGTGAATGCGAAATAACAACTATATTTGTTGACCCTTCGGCTGCAAGTTTTATTGAGTGCATTAGACGGCACGAAAAATTTTGTGTAACTCCAGCAAAAAATGATGTTCAGGATGGCATTAGAAAGGTAAGTGATGCCTTAAAAAGTGGCAAAATTAAAATTTGTGATGTTTGTGTTGATACGATAAAGGAGTTTTCACTTTATCGCTGGAATGACAAGGCGTCTGGCGATGTTCCGAGAAAAGAAAATGACCACGCAATGGACGATATTCGATACTTTGTATCATCGTTGCCACAGGATGATGAAATGGGATTTGCTTGCATTGCTGCCTTGCGACAATAAAATTTTAGGTTTTTTAAAATATAAATAAAAAGGAGGAATGTAAGTGGGACTTATTAAAAAAAGAGAGAAAGAAAGTGAGTTCTCAAGTAGCGTTGTTCAAACGGGCAGGTCGAATTCTCATCCATTTAAGGTTATTGAAAATTATACGCCACTTTTAGATTGTCAGTCACAGTTATATATTGCTTTGCGTGAGGCAGTGCCGATTATTGATGCGGCGATTTTTAAACTTGTAAGGCTTATTGGCGGGNTTAGCGTTAAATGTCAAAATAAAAATTNGCAAAAAAAGCTAGATGAGTTTTTGGCAACGGTTAATGTCAATGGTACGAGCTTTGGTATTGATGCTTTTATTTCTAGCTATTTTGAACAGCTTTTGACATTTGGTACGGCTGTTGGAGAAATTATAACAGTCAATGGCAGAGTTTGTGCATTATATAATGCAGACTTGTCTTGTGTTGAGCTTATGCAGGGGGAAAATCCTCTGGATATAAAAATTTGCAACTCAAACGGTGGAACACCTGTTCCTGTGAAATATCAAGACCTTGTTTTGCTATCTCTTTTAAATCCGCAAGCCGGAAAGCTTTCTGGAAACTCTTTGCTGCGTGGGTTGCCTTTTGTAAGCTCTGTTTTGCTAAAGATATATAACACTATTGGGCTTAACTGGGAACGGGTTGGCAATGTGCGTTTTGCAGTTACATACAAGCCACAAAACGATGCAATGGACAGGGCATATGCAAAACAGCGTGCAATGCAAGTTGCAAAAGAGTGGGGAGAGGCAATGCACGGCGATGGTGCGGTTAAGGACTTTGTCGCCGTCGGAGATGTTCAGATAAAAGCGATTGGCGCTGATAATCAAATCTTGGACAGCCAAGTGCCTGTAAGACAGCTTTTAGAGCAAATTGTTGCAAAAACGGGACTGCCACCATTTATGTTAGGTCTTAGCTGGTCGGCAACTGAGAGGATGTCGTCACAACAGGCTGATGTTTTAAAGAGTGAGCTTGAGGCTTATAGAAGGATTTTGACCCCTATTGTTTTTAAAATATGCGATACATTTTTGCGTTTTGAGGGGCTTGATAATAACTTTGAAATTTGCTGGAACGAGATTACTCTTCAAGATGGAATTGAAGTGTCTAAGACACGTCTTTATAATGCACAGGCAGAAAAAATAGAAATGGAAACTAAAAATATTAATATTAACGGAGATGAGCAAAATTAAAAAAGACTTTTTATGTAGTTTAGACGGTTCTACGATTAGTGAAAAAGACCTTGAAAAAATAAACAGTCTTGCTCGAAAAACACAGACACAAGAAAGCGTATATGTGTTTAATGTGGTGCTTTGTGACAATGAAATTGACAGGGATTTTGAGCGATTTAGCGTTGATGCCTTGAATTTGCTTGCCCCGATGTTTGTGGGAAAAACAGGAATTTTAGACCATAATATGCAGGCAAACAATCAAGTGGCAAGGATTTTTGAAACAAGAATTGAAACAGACCTTTTGAAAAAAACAAGGGTAGGAGAAAATTATACAAAGCTTGTTGCTAGGGCATATATGGCAAGGACACAAAAAAATCAGGATTTGATTGCTGAAATTGATGCAGGCATTAAAAAAGAGGTTAGTGTTGGGTGTGCTGTATCTTCGGTTAAGTGTTCTGTTTGTGGGCAGGATTTGAGGCAAAACAGGTGTAGCCACAAAATTGGAGAAAAGTATAAAAATGAAGTTTGTCACGGTGTTTTAGGGAATCCAACAGATGCATATGAATGGTCTTTTGTTGCGGTTCCGGCACAGGTTGGTGCGGGAGTTACAAAGTCTTTTGGTGCGTCTAAGGTGAAAGGAGAACAAAAGGTGAGAAGTGTTATAGAAAAGGTAAAATCTATGGACGATGATTTTATGATTACAAGGGATGAGTTAGATGTTTTAAAGGGTGAGATAAATGAGCTAAAACAGCAAGCAAAGGATGGTCAGTTTTATAAAGACTCTTTGCGTTGTGATGTTTTAAAAATGTGCGCAACAACAATGCCAAATGTGGAAATGAAAACAGTTGAAAATGTTTTGTCGCGTGCAAGTGCTAGTGAGCTTGCTTTGCTAAAATCTGCTTTTGCAGAAAAAATGGCACAAGCAATTCCACCAACAATTCAGCTAGTTCCACAAAAACAAAGTAACAAAACAATAAATTCAGAATTTAAAATGTAAATTTAGGAGGAAAATATGAGTATTTCTTTTAACGGTTATAACGACAATGCATCAACATTTGAATTTGCAGGGAATGCAAAACTTGGTGATGTTGTAAAAATGAGTGCCAACAATAAGGTGACAAACTGCTCTGCAGGCAATGACTTTTGCGGTGTTTTAAAATGCAAAGAGAGTGATGACTTTGCAACTGTTCAATTGTCTGGATATGTGCGTGCCTCTTACTCGGACGCTGCTCCAAGTGTTGGATATTGCAATCTTGCAAGTGATGGAGCGGGTGGGGTTAAAGTGTTGTCTTCGGCTAGGCAATACCTTGTGCTAAATGTTGACACATCGCTAAAAACAGTAGGATTTTTAATTTAAAATTAGGAGGAAATTTTATGCCAAATTATGATAATTTAAGACTTGAAAAAGGACTTTATTCAACAAGTGGGGGTTTTTCAAAGGCTCTTGAAGAGCTTGACCCATCTGAAAACTATGTAGGTACAAATCTTGAAGGTCTTGACGCTTTTGAGCGACAACTCAAGCGTTTTGATATTCGTGTTGGGGGACACGGCAGTGATGTTGTTGAAAAGTTTTTTAAAACATCTGACAGTGCCACTTTGTTTCCTGAATATGTTGCACGAGCAGTAAGACAGGGAATGGATAGTGCTGATGTTTTGTCACAGATTGTTGCGACAACTACACAAATTAATTGCCCAGACTATCGTGCTATTACATCTGATATGAAAGAGGACGAAACAGAGCTTAAAAGAGTAACGCAAGGGTCTTTTATTCCGCAAACTGTTATTTCTCCAAGCAACGAGCTTGTAACACTTCGCAAAAGGGGTCGAATGGTTGTTGCGTCTTATGAAACAATTAGGTTTCAAAGACTTGATTTGTTTACTGTTATGCTAAAGCAAATTGGCGCACAAATTGCCTCATCTCAACTTGAGGATGCAATTGACGCACTAATGGATAAAACAGACAAAATACATACAAAGGATGCAGGAAAGCTAAGCTATGACGACCTTGTAGCTCTTTGGAATTCTATGGGTCAATACAATATGACTACGATGATTACTAAGGGCGATAATATGCCAACACTACTTGGATTTTCTGAGTTTAAAGACGCGGCGGCGGGGCTTAATTTTCACGCTACGGGCAAGCTTGTAACCCCACTTGGCGCACAGCTTATTAAGTCTAAAAAGATGGATGAAAGTTGCATTATCGGACTTGATAAGGACTGCGCTTTAGAAAAAGTTGAGGCGGGTGGAATTGTTACAGATTATGACAAATTGATTGACCGTCAGCTTGAGAGGGCATCAATTACTTGCACCACTGGCTTTTCAAAAATATTTACAGGTGCTACAAAAATTCTTACAACACAGGCAAAAAACTAATTTTTATAAGGGGATACAAAATGATTAACGCAAGCTCAGTTTATAACCGTCTTTGCGAGATTACAACCCTTGATAGCGAAGGGGCGGCAACTTGTTTGCCCCTTTGCGCAGAGGTGGCTGTTGAATTTTCAGAGAAGCTAAGGTGTGCATCAGATGAGGCAAATCCCGCAGTAATTTATGCTGCTGCAACAACGGCATATTACAGATATATGTTGCTTAAATGTTTGGAGGATGGTGGCGTTATACAGTTTAAAGCGGGCGATGTTACCGTTACAAAAAGTGTGAATTGTGTTATGGACGCTGTTCAAAAAATAAAAAAAGACGCACTGATTGCAGCGACGCCCTTTTTTGAGGATGATGGTTTTGTTTTTAAGCAGGTGGAAATATGAACAGTGTAAATACAATGATAAAACAGTTTGGAAGAGATGTTTGTTTGCGTATGGATGATGGTTGGACAAGTGGAAAATACACTGCCTTTTTACAGCCGTTGAAAAGCAAAAATCGGACATATTTTGAGGGTATTCAAACAAACATTGGGTTTTCTGGGTCTGACTATTATTTATACATAGGACCTACAAATCATAATTTGTGCGCATTGCCAAAGGATGCTTGGCTCGAAGATATTGACAAGACAAAATACTATATTTGTAAGGCTGAAAAAATGTTTTTAGGCAACAATTTTATTTATGTTTGGGCTGTTTTAAAAAAGTTTGAGGAGATAGATTATGAAGAATATTCTTGAGTTTTTAGAAGGGTTTTGTGACGAACTAAAAGAAAATAACAAGTTTGAAAAAATCAGTTTTATAACAAAATACCCAAGCATATTAAAGCCTGTTCCACTGACTAGAACTATTATTTCGGTTGGTATTAATAAAATAAATATTGGTAGCAGCCATATTGGCGAAGCAGATGAGAAAAATGCAGTGGTTCAAATGGAAGTTATTGTTTGCGTTCCGTTTGTTTCAAATTCTACTAAGTGCTTTAGCGTTATGCAAGATGTGCTTGAATATTTATGCTTTGAATCAAGCTATGATGTTACAAATTGCAGTGTTGGCAATATTAAAATAAACAAAGAGACGGGTGCGTACGAACTTTATGGAGTTATTGATATAAATACAAGCATTTTAAGGGCGGTGGTTTGAGTTGCCTATTAGCACAGAGCAAGTGAAACTATCCTCGCAGGAAGTTGAGATTTTGCTAAATGGTAAAAAGGTTGCTTTTGCACAAGAATGTTTGATAAAAACTACAAGAAACACAAAGCTTATAAGCTCGAATGGAGAGGGCCAGGCGTGTGCTGTGGCAGTTGGCGCAAAGCAATACAATTTAACTCTTTTAAAAGTTGCAACAGCAACTCAGGATTTTGATTTTTTAACATTTAGCGATTTTGATGTTGAAATAAAAAAACAGGGAAAAATACACAGCTTTTTGCATTGTGAGTGGTCAGAGGTTTGTGAGCATATAAAAAGTGGAAAATCAGTTATTCAAACTGTGGTTATTACAAGCCCTTTTCTTAATATAACGGAGGTTTAAAATGAACGAAACACAAGAAGAACAAAATAGCTATGAGCTACTTAAAAATTTGTCAGACGAGGCAGAACGCCTTGCAAGGCGATATCCTACAAGACTTTAAAGGTGGGAGAAAAAATGAATAATGTTCCAATGCGATTTAAGGATTTTGAGTTTTTAGTAAATCCACAAAAAATAGAAATAAAGGCCGCTGCAAATTTAAAGCAAATTGCAGTGCCGTTTGATTCTTTTGAGCTACAGGAGTTTGGTGTTAGACCTTTGGTTGTGAGCGGGCAAGGGGAGCTTGTTGGTAAAAATTCAAAACAGGATTTTGAAAGGCTGCTTGCGTTGTTTTTGCGAGGTGGTGCAGGTCCTCTTTTTATCTCAGGGACTCAGCCTATGATGGCGATTATGACAAAGCTTGTAAAGAGCCTTGACAGCTTTGAGGATATGATTTCGTACAGTTTTGAGTTTGTTCAAGTTCCTCAAAAAAGAGTATTGTCGCAAGATTTTGAAAGGTATCATACGATAAAAGATAAGGAAAATTTGTGGAAAGTTGCAAACATTTATGATGTGGCAATTGAAGAAATTTTAGAGAAAAACGAGTGTATTTCGAATCCGTGGGATGTAAAAAATGGTGACAGGGTGAGGGTGCTATGAAAATTGAAGGCGTAACTGTAAGTGGGCAGACAATTTGTTTTTCAAGTCCTATTCAAATGGAGCTTTGCGAGAGCTTTGATACTCCCGCAAGCAGTTTGTTTGTTGTTTTTTGTATTTTTTGGCCACTAGAAGAGCTTGAGAAAATTATAGTAAAAAACAATGGGGAAGTAGTTTTTGATGGCTATGTTGATGAGCAAAGTACAATATGCGATTCAAGTGGCGTTAAAATAAAAATTAGTGCAAGATCAAACGCACCTTTGATTGATAATGAAGCTTTGCCGGTGACATATATTAGGCCGTCCGTGGAAGATATTTATAAAAATCATCTGGAGCCTTTTGGAATTAAGGGCGTTTTGGGGTCTGGAATTTGTCAGGGCAATTTTACAGTTTCAAAGGGTACTTGTCATTGGGCTGTTGTGGATGAGTTTTGTAAATGCGTTTTAAATGTATCGCCTAAAATAACAAAAGATGGATATTTAGATACAAGACATAATGTTCCAAACGAAACTCCAATTGTTTTTAGCAACGAATCAAAAGGTAACTGCAGATATTTTTCAGCGCAAGTAAAATATAAAAGATATGGTGTTATTGGGCAGATGCTTTATAAAGTTGACCCATCTCAGGGGTATACAGGATTGCAAATTGATGAAAATGCAAAGAAAAGAAAAATAACAATAAAGAGGTATCTTAATTTATCAGGCTCGCAAAAATGGGAGAGACAGTATAGGCTACAAAGAGAGTTTAAAAAAAGTCTTTCAGGTAGCTGTGAAGTGGAGCTTTTAGTCCCTTTTGACTGCTTTTTAAAAGTGGGTGCGCTTGCAAGTTTTTATGATAAGCGACTTGGTGAATATAAAGATTTTAGGATTTTTCACATTGAACATATTATTTCAAACCTTGGGATGCATTGCAATGTGATACTAAGACCCAAAGAGCATTTTTAACGGAGGTATTTTTATGTGGCTTACAAAACAATTGGTTCAAAAAGAAAAGGTTATAAACGCAACATCGGCAAAGGTTACAATGTCGGACAAAAATGTGGTTTGTACAACTGGCTCAGAGGAGCATAGAAGCCTGTCTAGCTATGCTCCCTACGGTGTTTGCAGTGTTCCACCAATGGGGACACAGGTACTTATTTTAGACAGTGAGATAGGCTCTGTTTGTACAGGCACTCTTTGTGATAGCAGACAGGTTCAATCGGGCGAACTTAGATTGTTTTCTCAAGGCGGTGCTTATATTTTGCTGAAAAACGATGGCGATATTTTGCTCAATGGGCTTAGGATTACAAAAGATGGAAAGATAATCGAAGTGGAGGAATGATATGGATACATTGATTGAGCAAGGTGATTTTGCGGTATCTGCAAACGGCTTGCCTATACAAATTAGTGACACGCAAGAGCTTTTACAAAGGGCGATTTTTTGCCTTAGTATTCCTAGGGGGAGTTTTTTACACGACAAAGAGCTTGGTAGTAGATTTTTTGAATTGAAGAATAGCAAGTTAGATGCAAAAAATTCTATTGCACTTTCTATGGCTCAAGAGGCGTTGAAAAATCAACCTCAAATTAGCGTGTATTCTGCACAGATTGAGCACGGAGAGAATAAAGAGATAAATGCAGTTAAGGTTTTATTACTAATTGATGGAAACACACAGGAAGTGATGATAAAGATATGATAAAAGCATTGACTTATGATGAAATATTAGGGCAAATGAAAGAAAAATTTAGGCAAGAAAGTGGATTTGAGGCAGATGATGCAAGTGACATCGGTATAAGACTTAGATTGCTTGCGGGTCAGCTTTATTCCCAAAGTGCAGATATAAGTTTTATTTCTAGACAAGTATTTTTGCAATCCGCTACTGGGGAATATCTTGATATGCACGCACAAATTCGTGGAATTTCAAGACGAGAGGCAACAAAGGCGCACGGTACAGCACGATTTTTTACAACCTTTGAAGAGCACGAAGATATAACAATACCAGAAGGTACGGTTTGTGCAATTTCGGGTGATGATAACCAAAGATATGTTACAACAGCTCAGGCAATTCTCTTGCATGGGCAAACTCAAGTTGATGTTCCGATTGAGGCTGTAAACAGTGGCAGAAAAGGCAACGCCGCCATACAGACAATTACAATGCTTGTAAATCCACCACAGGAAATTACCTCTGTTTGTAACATAACTGCTCTAACAGGTGGCTATGAACAGGAAAATGATTATTTGCTGCGGCGAAGATTAATCGAAAGCTATTCACAAATGTCAAATGGTGCGAATTTACAATACTACAAAGAAATTGCAATGCAAAATCCGAGGGTTATTGCTGCAAATGCAATAAGTTCGGTTAGAGGTCCTGGTACTGTTGATGTGTTTATTGATACAACTGAAGAGGATTATGAAGACATAGATGAAATAATTGAGGAGCTAAATGAAGCTTTTGAAATTGCCAGGGAAATAGGAGTGGATGTAAAAGCTTTTATTTGCGATTATTCAGCGGATATGATTGTTGTGAATATAAGGCCTAAAAAAGACTACAAAGCCAAGGACGTTATAGAGCAAGCAAAAGCGGAACTCACAGAATATGCTAGTTCTTTGGATGTTGGAGAAAACGTGAGATGCTCACAGTTGCATCGCATTCTTTATGGCATTGAAGGTATTGAAAACTATGAAGTTGCGAGTCCTACTGGGGATACAAAAATTAGCAGACAAAATAGATTTTGTGATACAGAGATTTATGTTCTGGATAGGTTATAAAGGAGGGGTAAAATGGTAGAAGATATACTAGATCAATTAGAAAGTATTTTATCACCTCTGGGCATTTATAAAATCGAGGACAATTCAATAATCAAAGCAGAGCTCGTTGCATATGCTTATGGAATAGACCTTGTAAAAGAGCAAATACAAAAAACATTTGAAGAAGGATTTATACAAACTTCCCAGGATTTTGGGCTAAGCCTTCGGGAAGAGCTAATGAAAATTGAACCAGAAGGCTCAATAAACCAAAGAAGAGAAAAAATAATAAAAAGAAACTGCGTTATTCGTGGGCAGTGGAATCCAAATAGGATAAATGAAATTTTACAAGAAACAAAGCTTGATGTTAGCGTTGTAGAAGATTTTGAAAAAGGTAGAGTGATTATTACTTTTGCGTCACAAAAAGATGCGACTATCGAAAATCTTAGCAAGGTTTTGAATGTCGTTCGAAGTGAAATTCCAGCGCATTTAGAAATTCGCTCAAACATTGGGCCAATAACATGGAACAAAATTGACAAGGCAAACAAGGGATTTGCATATCTTGATAGGCTTGATTTAACATTTGACAGTTTAGAGAATTTTGAATAAAAATAGGAGGAAAAAATATGGGAGTAACAGGTAGTACAGTTAATTTGGGGCTTAGCCAGTGGACAGGAACAGACACTCCAAAAAGAATTGATTTTAATTTGGATAATAAAATAATTGACGACAAATGTGGTAAACATCTTCTTGACAGAGTATCTCATATAACAGAGCAGGAAAGAGAAAAATGGAATAAAAACTTTATTGTTGGCGTTTATTTTGGAACAGGTGTTGCAGAAAAAAATATTCAGGTTGGATTTAAGCCAAGGTTTGTAATGGTTTTTACAGCTGATAAACCGCTTAGTATGATAAATTCTACTGAATGTAATTTTGCAATTGCAACCGAACATGTAAGCTCTATAGGGCTTGATATAACTGATGTTGGATTTAAAGCGTATTATGGCTCACCACACGTGGTAAATGGCATCAACCCAAAGCTGAATGAGATGGCTGTAGATTATTGCTACATTGCATTTAGATAGCCCTTGTCCCTGTGTTTAAATATGCAGGGACAAAATTATACATAAATTGTTTACTTGATTTTAATATTAAAAATGAGATAATAGTATATAAGTATTTTGTATTAGGTGATAAAATAATGAAATATAAGATGATTGTCTCAGATTATGACAACACACTTTGTAACAAAGAAAAAGTGGTAACAAAACGAACTAAGCAGGCAATAAAGAATTATATAAATAATGGAGGCAGGTTTGTAATTTGCACGACAAGGCCGTACATAGGAATATCAAAAATTGCAAAAGATTTAGGACTTTATGATGAAATAATATCTAGCCAAGGTGCAAGCGTTAGAAATCTTAGTGATGATAGCGTGATTTTTCAAAGCCTTTTTTCAAACGAAGAGGTAAGAGAGGTTTTAAAGTTTTTTGATAAAAAATCTTCTCATATATTTTTGGCGTCAGATGATATGATGATGGCTGAAAATGATGACTATTTTACAAAGGTTTGCATAAGCACGATTGATTATCTGTTACACAAATCAAAAACAAAATTAATTTATGAGTGTGATGATGTTGATGTCTCGCAAGTTATCGTAGGCTCCTATATTCCTATGAAAGTGAGCCTCTTGACAAGGCTTGCACAAAGTAAGTTTGACAATCGTTTTGAGGTGGGGCTTTGTGATAGGCACTTGCTAAATGTCACTAAAAAGGGTGTTAGCAAGGGGAGTGCTATCGGAAGAATTGCAGAAATACATGGAATAGAAAAACAGGAAATTATAGCGTTTGGAGATTCCCTAAATGACAGCTCAATGTTTGATTATGCAGGCACTGGGGTTGCGATGGGCAACTCAATGAGGGGGCTAAAAGAGCTTGCGACGGTCGTTTGTGATGATGTGGAAAATGATGGACTTGCAAAGTATATTGAGCAAAATTGCTTATAAAAAATGCGTGGCTAAAATTTAGCTACGCATTTTTAATGTTTGAATTAAAAATTCAGTTATCGGTTGTTTAATAGTTTTACGATATTCTTTACTTTATTCTCATTCGTTTTTTTGCTATTGTTCCCCTTTTTGCTCTCGCTATCCCATTCATTTCTTTGCTCGCCAAAGAAACGAACCAAAGAAAGGCGACACGG